CAGAACATCGACGGCTACTTCATCGAGGGCGAGCGCGGGTTCTTCGACCCGCGGGCGGTCGATGCCATCTTCGTCGAGGGGCTGCCCCATCGACAGGAGCCCGAGCCCCGAGGACGCTACGTACAGGGTGTCGATCCGGCACTCACCCATGACTCCACGTGGTCCGTCGTGCTCAAGATCGCGGCAGGTCAGCCCGCCGTGGGTGTGCTCGCCCAGCGCAAGCAGGGCAAGCAGACCGTGACATCGGTGACCAACATGGTCCGCGATACCCACAGCGCCTACGACGACGGCTCTGCGCGCTGCGACACGGGTCTTGACACCACGGGCTTCGGGGGCAAGGTCTTCCGCGACACGCTCTCAGACATCACGGGCATCCGGCAGGTCGAGTTCGGGGGCCATGGCCACCGCAAGCTGACCATCCTCACCGACCTCAAGGGGCTCATCGAGCAGGGCCGCCTCAAGTTCCCGCGCACCGGGCTGTGGCTGGAGCTGCGACGCCAGCTCCTCGCCTATCGCCTGCCCGACCGCAAGCTCTCGACCGACGCCGTGATGGCACTCGCCGTCGCGGCACGGGTCATGGTCCGCTACCAGAACGTGGTCGCGGCACCCGCCGGGCCCTTCACGTTCTTCGACCGCTCCGATGGCCTCACACCCATGGCTCGTCGGGAGCACATCCTCACCGACACCGAGTTCATGGGCCGGCGGCCCACGAGCACATTGGAAGGCTGGCCGCCCAAGGTCATCGAGGACTGGCTGACCGACACGTAAGGAGTACGCGGGAGTACGTAGTACTCCCTCCCGAGTACGCGCCCCTGAGCGTGTGGCTTGCGATCACATATCCATGGCCCCACACTGCGCGTCGTGGCAGTGGTCCCCTATCCCAGCTCGTCCCTCTCCCAGACGAGGGTGCAGCAGACCCCCAAGACGCGCCAGAACCGGCGGCCCCATGACATCACGCGCGACGGGACCCGCGAGGACGATGCCCGGCTGTACCGCGATATCGCGGCGCGCAAGGCGACCCTTGAGCCCGACCAGCAGGCGTTCGCGCAGCTCTGCGACCGCTGGGACGACCTGTACTACCCGAGCACCATCAAGTACGGGGCGGGGGCCGACAACTGGCCCGAGCACCCGTCCGCGCGCATCGCGGGGCGGGTGCATATCAGCATCAACTCCTACCCCGTGTATGTCGATGTGCCCGCTGCCCTGCAATCGGTGCCACCCATCGAGAACATCCTGCCCCTCGTCAGCGACGAGCAGGGCCGCTCCATGGCAGCTGCCATGGAGCGGGTCTACTTCGCATGGAAGGACGACGTCTCGTTCGAGGAGCTGGCCCACCAAGCCTGTGTGGTCAAGGGCCTCTACGGGCGGACCGCCGCCAAGGTCTGGTGGGACGAGGATGCCGACAGTCCCCGGTTCACCATCGTCGATCAGCCCCGCAACCTGTACCTCGGCTGGGGCAGTTCCGACTACCGACGACTGGACTGGGCGCTCTACGTCTACCGGATGACCCCGGAGGCCGTGCTCGCGGACTGGGGACTCACGTGTCGCGTCGAGACCGACGCCTCCGGCAAGCGTGTGGTCAAGGTCCACTCCCTGCCCGAGGGCCGGGGCTACAACACCCACGCCGACCCGCTCGCCCAGAGGTCGGGTCGCGAGGGGTCGGTCATGGACTCCACCCAGACCATGGTCGAGGTCTGGGACTACTGGTATCGGGAGCCCGACGACGAGTCCGCCATCGAGGAGGGTGAGCGGACCACGATGGTCACCCGCAACTGCATCTACGTCGGTGACTACAAGGTCATGGACGAGGAGCACAGCGAGTACCGGGGGGCCATCCCCTACCTGCCCCTGTTCAACACGTACCTGCCGGGGCTGCCCACGGGGCGCTCGGAGCTGTACGACATCGAGCAGCTCATCCGCGAGAAGGAGCAGCGCCTCTCCGAATACGCCCAGATGATGAGCCAGACCGTGAACGCCCAGTACTGGCAGCTCGTGGGCCCCGAGGCCCCCGACGTCGTGCCCACGGGCATGCGCCCACAGGGCAACAAGGTCATCGCCCCCGGTGCGGGCAACAGGGTCGAGGCCATCCAGCCGTGGATGCCCAGCTTCCAAGCCGAGCAGTACCTCGCGCGCATCGACCGCGAGCTACAGGACGTGAGTGGGCTCAACGACCTGCTGCGCGGGCTCGCGCCCAACAACGTGCTCAGCTCATCGAAGGCCATCAACGCCCTCGTCGCCAACTATGAGACCCGCTCGCGCATGAAGCGCGACCTGCTGTACCGCTGGCGGCGGGACATCTGGAAGCTGGCGGGCATCATCTGGTCCGAGAAGCAGCCCAAGCTGCGGCCCATCTTCGAGGGCGTCGGGCGGCTGGTGACCGACAACCCGTCCTTGAGCCCACGCGACGATCTGGAGACCGCCACCATGGCGATCAACCTCGTCAACGCCAAGCTCTGGAGCTTGGAGCGGGGCATGGACGCGGTGGGCGTCGAGGACCCCGAGTCCGAGATCAGCATCGTCAAGGAGGAGCGCACCGACGCGTCGCTGTTCCCCGCCGACGTGCAGGTGCAGGCAGCGCTCATGTCCACGATGCAGCAGCTCCAGATGACCGCCCAGCAGATGGGTCAGGGCCAGCCGCAGCCGGGCGCGGAGCAGGGCGTCACCCCCGAGCAGGCAGCCGCCGCCTTCGGTCAGGAGCAGGGCGGGGCGCTGGGTGATGAGTCGATGCAGGGCATGGGCGCACAGGTGATGCCGGGTGCCGAGGCGACGCCCGGTGGGCCCATGGCCGCCGGGCAGGAGCCGATGCTCGCCCAGACGATGATCAAGGAGGGCGAGCCCAGCAATCGCCTGATGTTCCAGCAGGAGCTGGGTGGCGCTGAGCCGCCCGAGGAAGGCGCCTGACCCATGGCCCGCACGGGACGCTTCGGTCGCCTGCCTGCGGAAGCGCAAGACCTGAGCGCGACCATCGCATCGATGATCAGCCAGTACGAGAACCAGCGCGACCGCAACGTCGAGTTCGCGTGGAACCACGGTGGCAAGTTCGAGGGCCAGAAGGTCACCGACCAGTTCTTCCTCGGCTGGTGGCAGAAGCGCCGCAACGAGGTCTCGGACGACGACCCCATGGCGGACTACTACGACCAGATGATCTTCAACTACCGCTTCCAGATCAGGGAGCAGAAGGTCACCCTTGCCTACACGCAGGGCAAGATCAAGGAGCTGGGCGTCGCGCGCTTCTACGTCGAGGAGGCGGGCAAGGTGCCCCGCAACAGCGCCATCTGGCGTGATCTCATGACCAACGCGGCGCGCTTCCGCAAGGCCGCCGCCAAGGGCCGCAACAGTGGGGCCAAGCAGACCGCGTTCGAGCGGTTCCAGAACCAGTGGAACAACCTCGAAGACACCTACATCAAGCCCGCTGGCACGGTCGAGGACATCGTCAACAGCATCCTCACCGCGACCGACACCGGGTCCCGCAACCAGTGGACCCAAGCCATGGGCGGTGGCGAGATGTCCATGGTCGAGGAGCTGTTCGCCAAGATCGAGTCGGACCCCGCGTACGAGCGCCAGTGGAAGGACGTCTGGGAGCCCGCGCTGCGCAAGGCCGACCCGCACCACTTCCGGGGCAACCTGTCCGCCGACTACCTCGCGGGGGTGTATGGCCGGGCCAAGCAGGGGGCCAAGAAACAGTCCAAGCTCGCCGACCGGCGGGGCTATACCGACTGGAAGCGGAGTGCGGACAAGAGCGCCGGGCAGTGGGGCGGGCGTCAGGCGACGCAGGCGCGCTGGGACCTCGCGACGGACGTCGAGGAGGTCTGGCGCGACGCGCTCGACGCGGGCCTCGAAGACATGTCCAAGACCCCTGCCGAGCGCATGGAGATCAGGGCCGCCGCGCTCGCCAAGCTGGGCGGCCTGCGGCGCAAGGCCGAGAGCATGGGGGCCGACACCCTCCAAGGCAACATCACCCGGGACATGCGGGTCCTGCGTGGGGACAAGGGTGCCGAGAACCGTGGAGGCTCCGACCGCGCCATCAGCGCCGACGTGGGCGACATCCCCGACAGCGAGGGCGACCAGCCGAGCGCGCAGGAGGGTGGCAAGTTCGGCTCCGACATCGCATCGCAGGCGCGGCAGGATCAGGAGGACCACGAGGCGCTGATCACGGGCACGTCGGTCATCGTCGAGGAGACCGACGCCAACGGTGTCACCACCAAGAGCGTGGTGCCACGGGGGCAGGTGCGCACGGGTCTGGGCGTCGCGGTCGAGATCGTCAAGGCCCACGGCTCCTCGTACCGGAGTCCCGATGGCAAGCCCACCGAGTCGGGTTCGGGGCCCATCACCATCGTGCGCTACGGCCAGCCCATCCGGGTGCAGGTCGCGGCGCAGGAGAGCGTCACGGGCATGCCCGTGCCGACGGGTGCCGGGGCCGATGCCCTCACCACGTCGGGCGTCGTGGGCTATCGCTACCAGCGTGGCGATGGCTCCTACCAGTACCAGCTGTTCCGCGACGACGGCACGGTCGTGTGGACCGATGCGCCCACGGGCGGCAACGGCTCGGACCTGTTCCGGCAGGGTGTGGTCATGGGCACCGCCACCAGCTCCAACGGTGAACTCATCATCACCGTGCGTGATGACACCACCGCAGGCGGCACCCTCGAACAGGTCGGCGTCGATCCCGACACGGGCCAGCCCATCTACAACGAGCGGCCCCGCAACGCGCTGACCGATGAGGTCCGCTACGGCAAGGCCGAGGCCGACCGTCGCGAGCGGGGCACGCCCGACCAGCAGGACACCCGGGCCCGCACCGAGGATGCGCGCTCGCTCGTCGCGACCATCACGGGACTCGACACGTCGAAGTGGAGCGCTGACGAGCGGGCCGCGTTCGCGGCGCTGTCACCCGAGAACAAGCGCTACCTCATCGATCAGGGGATCGTGACCGGCGGCGACACCCAGCAGAAGGGTGGCGGCGGCTTCTCGCGCATCAAGCCCGAGGAGATGACCAACGAGCGCATCAACGATGCCAAGGCGCATGGCAACGCACCCGCCCGCTGGTTCGGTGGCGCGAGCGGCACGCAGCCCGTCGATGCGCCCATCCCGCCCATCCCCGACGATCTGGGGGACCTCGGGGTCAGCGAGAGCCAGTGGCGGGGCATGGTCAAGGACATGCGTGCGGGCAAGTCCTCGCGACAGGTGCTCGACACGTACCTCAAGCCCGAGCAGCGGCGGCGTGCCGACCAGCCCGGGCAGGTCGCGCTGGGCAGGCTCCGAAACCACCTCAACGAGGAAGGCAAGGCGACTCGTCAGGAACCTACCCAGCCTCGTGATGGTACGGAGTTCGTCGATCCGCAGGCGAGGATCGGCACGCTCAAGAGCGAGATCGCGGGTCTGGAGGACCAGCTCAAGAAAGGTACGGACCCGAGCGGTAATGCCTTGCCCCAAGGGCGCATCGACGAGATGCGGGCGTCCGTCCAGACGATGAAGCAGGAGATCATCAAGACCGGTCTCTCGTCGCGCACCGGACGCCAGCAGGTCGTGGCTGAGGCGGTGAGCACCGCCGCAGGCGTGGGCGACTTCCTCGGGCGGCTGCTGGGACGCAACGGCCTGACCGACGGCACCAACCCCGTGACCGTGGAGCAGCCCGATACCTTCACCGAGTACCAGACGCTCGTGGGCTCCAAGGATCAGGCGAACCGTGCGGCCATGAGCCAACTGTCGGACATCGAGATCATCAACGGGCTCATGCTGTCGGACCCCCAGCGCTTCTCGGGGCAGGATGGCCGCAAGCGCATCGATGCCTTCATGTCCGAGGTCGCGGTCATCCGGGCCAACGCCAGCAAGGACAACTCCACCTACACCGCCGACCGCCTGACCGATGAGGGGGTGCCCGGTGTGGTCGCCGACACCGTGGCGGGCAACCACCCGGGCGGCAAGGCGGGTCGTAAGGGCGGACAGCGCAACCAGATCGATGCCATGCAGGACTCGATCTACGCGCAGGACGAGAGCCTTATCCGTGACCCGGCATTCATCTTCGAGGACGACGACGGGGACACGCCCGTCGGGCCCTTCATCTGGGGTGGGGGCAAGGGCGACCCCACGCAGTGGGGCGGTCTGGCCCAGTTCTCCATCACCAACCGGCGCGATGGGGCCGCAGGCGCGACCGATGGCGAGAGCGACCGCCCGACCATGAAGCTGCCCACGCTCTTTGGGCTCACGGGGTTCGGTGCCATCACCGCGCAGCAGGCGGAGCGCGAGCGGCTGCGTGCCGAGGCGACCGCGACCATCGGGTCGTCGGTCACGTTCGACCCGCGCACGCGCAAGCCCGTCAACGTGCGGGGCTCGCGGGTCACGCCCGAGCCCAACGTCAAGACGCCCAAGCCGCCCGAGCCGCCCGAGGAGGTCAAGCCGCCGCCGGGCTCGAAGGAGGCTATCGACCGCACGCGGCGCGAGTGGCAGAACACGCCCACCAAGATCAAGGGCCTCAGCAAGTACGACCTCATCGAGTCGCGCGACGACAGGCCCTACTGACCCATGGATCGGGCTGGGCTCTCCT